AATACGAGATGTTGTAATAAAAAGATTTGAAATATATGATGAGTTCGCAGACTAGAAAGGAGTAAAGCTATGAATATATTTTATTTATCAGACGACCCACAGATATGTGCAGAGCAACACTGTGATAAGCACGTTGTCAAGATGTGTATTGAGTATGCACAACTACTATCAACTGCTCATAGAGTTCTTGATGGTACAGAGTATACTGTTATACAAAATGGTAGACGAATTAAAAGGTGGCGATTAGATTTTGATTGGATGGATAAAAACTTAATGTTAGCCAGTCACATTAATCACCCAAGTAATATATGGGTAAGAGAAAATTATAGAAATTATAGGTGGTTGTATATGTTATTAAAGTTTTTACTCAAAGAGTACACCCATAGATATGGTAAAACTCACGCAGTAGAAAGGAGATTAGATTATCTTAATCTATTTCCAACAAATATAGATGAAAATGGTACTGGTACACCTATGCCACAATGTATGCCTGATGATTGTAAGGTAGAGCATATGCCTATACTTGCGTATCAGAATTTTTATATGAAACACAAGCGACCATTTTGTAATTGGACTAAACGACCAAGACCAATATGGTTTACATAGAAAGGATAAGTTAATGTTTACATTAAAACAAATAAAAGATATAGCAATGGAAATAAAAGCTGATGGTGAATGGGTTAATGATAGCCATACACAATCTGAATACATTGGTGTATGTAATGGTTTAAATTATTTAATAGATGAACTTGAAAAAATAGAAAGGAATAAGTAATGGGTAAATATTTAAAGACTGAAATAGATTGGCAGATGATTAACAACTTTGCCAAAGAGATTTTAAGAATGGATTTTGATAATCCAGTCTTGAAAAAATGGTGTGACACTGAGGGTTATGAGGGCTCAGAGTTACGCAAATACTTAACTGAAAACCATAACGTAAACTTTACGCAAGTAAAATATGGTGAGTACACTATGAAAAGAAAGGACTAAACTATGAATAATAAAAAGTTTGTACTAATAAATGTTACACAAGAAACACGCAGACAAGTAACTGAAAACCAATTACTTGAAATGGGTGTGGACGAGTTCATCATTGATGATGCCTATGATAATGAAGAGATTACATTTTATCAAGATGGTGAAGAATTTATCTTGGAGAATCCAAGGTTTTATGATACAGTAACTAAGATGAAAGGAGTGTAACTGTGAAAAAATATCTTGTAACAACCTATGCTACTGCTGAATGGAGGTGCATAGTGGAAGCCAAATCTAAAGAGGAAGCTGAAGAAAAAGTTTGGGCAGGTGACTATGAAGAATTAAATAATGGTGACCCTACTAGAATTGAAGACGAACAAATAGAATCTATTGTTGAAACAGAAGGAGTGTGATTATGTGTGATGTAATTGATTTAAAAACTAAACGAATGCTTTCTAATCATAGAAAGAAACAAAAAGAAAAAGTTAAAGATGCAGAGTTTGATATAGACATTGTAGCTAAAGACTTAGAGAAAGTAATTAACAAACATATCAAAAGAAAGACGCATGGATTTGACATTGCGTGTGCTTTGGCAGATGTATCTGCCCAGTTCATACACGATACTGCACCTTCAACTGCGTCTGCTCAACATATATTATTGAATGCAATACAACAACCATTGCAAGAAGCAATAGAGTACGAGAAAGGAGAGTACGAAAATGAATGAAAAAGAATTTATCAAATGGTTAGATGAAAATGCACCAGTTGACTATGAAGAAGTACAACACTTCAGTGATGAAGCAGGTGCATCAATATGGATTAGATTTGATTTAGAAAAGGAGGAAGATGATGACTAAAGACTTATTTGATTCACAAATATGTGTGGAGTGTGGTGAACCCTGCCACTTTGGTAGTGGTAGGTTTGTTAATAGATACCCTAGAGATGATGGTGATGTTGAGGGTTGGGTATGTGGTTTCTGTGCAGTAGAAATTGATGCTATGATTGAGGAGATGAGAGATGAGTAAAATTGCAAAGACAGAAGCAAGTAACAAACATAATTGGAAAGTTTTAGATTTAGATATGTTTGATTTAATGGAACTATCTGATGAAGGTGTGATTGATTCAAAATTATTTGATGATTTGTATTATCATCTATTGGATAATGTAGAGTTAAGAAAACAATTAAAGCATATTGATATTAATGTAGAAGAGGAGAATTGCTGATGCTTAAATGGGATGGGTTTGACAATGCAATCATAGGTACTGCTGAAAGACATAATATGGAAACAGTTATTGCCTATGATTTAACCAAGATGGTTAAGATTTTAGTGGCTCGTGACGATATGAGTGTGGAAGAAGCACACGAGTACCTACAATTCAATGTAATTGGTGCATATATAGGTGAGTATACACCTATTATTGTAAATAAAATGACAAAAGAAGAAGTCAAAGAATTGACACAAGAATAGTTGTGGTATTTATGCAACACATATCTGTCAGTAATTTGACTATTACATTTTTGATTTGACACTAGTTATATAAAAATTGTATAATCTTTTACATAAACATAAAGGAGATAATGTGAATGATAAAAAGTGAAATGTATGAAAAAGAAATACAAGAACTAAATAAACAACTTTATAATTCTTACAAAAGAATTAAAGAACTTAATGACAAAGATAAGAAAGGAAATAAATAATGTCAAAGAGAGTAAACTATTATGATAATAAATACTTTAGTGAAAAAGAATTACAATGTCCTACTTCAAAGGATATAGTTTTAGCTGAAGGATTTTTAAATTGTCTTATAAATTTAAGAGATAATGTTGGAGAACCCTTACAGATAACTTCTTGTTGTCGTTCTCAAGAACACAACGACTGGTTAAAAAGTCGTGGGTATCCTGCTAGTCCCAACTCATTTCATAAAATTGGTAATGACAAATGGGGTACAGATACTTGTGCAGTTGACATTGCCATACCTAATTCAGTCTTCAGAAAAGACTTAGTTAAGAGAGCAATAGATATAGGTTGGTCTGTAGGTGTAGCAAAAACATTCATACACGTTGACAGAAGAATAGATTACACACCTTTACCACAGGTTCTATATGTCTATTAAAAAATTATGGTTTAAAATATTAAAGGCTTGTTTTAAACATAAAAAGAATAAAGAAAAAAAACTTGAACAAAAATATATAAAAAAATTACTTGAAAGAAAGAAATGAATACTACTAAATTTTTATGGTTTACATTACAAATCCTATTTGGATTTTTAATGGGTGTATTTATATTTATAACTTTATATTTTATAGGAGATTATTTTAATGGGAATTGAAACAGTAATTATTGGGTTTATAATTAACTTGTATACCCTTGATAACATTGATTTTTTTCATCAACGTGCAAACAACAATAAGAATATGACTTGTGTATGGGAGTACGTTGGTAAGAAAAAACCTGACCCACAGAACCCTAGTATTACACTACTAGGTAATGTGTATTATAAACAAAAGTGTGTAAGAAAGGAACTGGACAAATGATAAAAGAAATGTTTGCATTGTATTTAACTTTTGCCTCACCAGTTGGTGACGTAGAATTATTTGTTAGAGAACTACCTAACTGTGATAATGCCAGTGTGATAGCTGAACAAGAGTACGCAATAAGAAATATTGACAGAAGTAAATTAAGTCAATCAGGTTATATGTGTATTGGTTGGGAGTTTCATATATTAAGACAAAAGTTTTTAGAGGAGATTAAGTAATATGTTTACATATTTTTTAATAACAGTGTGGTTTGAATACGATAATAAAATACATCAAAAAGTTTTACCTAAGTTATATGATAACTGTGAGAAAACTGTAATGAAAATTTATGAAGAAGTTAAACCACCTTATAAAATAAAGGCAGTTAAATGTGATACACCAAAAGAATTTGGTGATAAAAGAAAGGACAAAGAATATGGACACGCATATAAAAAAATACGATAACGTAAATAATCCCAAGCATTATAATAAACATGGGATTGAATGTATAGATGCGATACAAGCCTCAATGAGTGACAAGGAGTTCCTGGGTTACTTGAAAGCTAATGTATTAAAGTATATGTGGAGATACGATTACAAAGGAAAACCTTTGGAAGATTTACAAAAAGCACAATGGTATCTTGACAAACTTGTGAATATAATTCATAATTCAGAATTAAATAGAAAGCAATTAATTATGAATGGTTTTAAGGAAGGTGCTAATGACATTATATAAAACACACGAAGAGATACCTACTTCAGTTGCTGACTTTATACTAAGTGCAAGTGGAGAAACAAATATCAAACAAGTTCCATTGAAAGACATAAATGGTTTTGTTGAAATGATGGAAGGAGTTGATAGTGGAACTAAAAAAACTAACACTACAAGAACGTGAAGAAGTAGTTATGGCAATCCATAAAGTAATTATGGAACTTGTAACTAAGTATGACTCACCTGAAACTTTGTACCTGATGGCTAGAGCATTAACAATTACAGCTATAACCAAAGCTGAAAAAGATTACTATGGTTTTCTTACAATGCAGAATGCATTAAATGATACTGCTCAAGAACTAATAGCATTAGGTATGGGTGAAGAACCAACTGAAGGTGATGAAATCTTTGAGTTTATGTACGATAAAAATGATAATAACAAACTACACTAGGGGGTTAGATGTTAAAGATGGAAAGTAAATTTATTGGGCACGAGCAGTGTCCTAAATGTGGTAGTAAAGATAATCTTGCACGATATACTGATGGTGCACATTGCTTTACACCTGACTGTGGATACTTTGAGAAAGGAGAAGGAGTGGAAGTAACACCTATTACAAATAATGTAAACAGTTATTCTGATTTATATGTTGGTGATAAGACTGAGTTGAAGGATAGAAATATCTCTCAGGAAACTGCAAGTAAATATGGAGTAACAACATTATCTAATAATGGTATGATAACAAAACATATCTATCCATTTTATAATACACAAGGTAAACATGTTGCCAATAAGATTAGAGCATTACCTAAAGTTTTTACAACACAAGGTAACTTTGCTGAGTCTGAATTGTTTGGACAACATCTGTTTACAAGTGGACAGAAGTACATTACAATTACTGAAGGTGAGTGTGATGCTATGGCAGTCTTTCAAATGACTGGTAGTCGTTATGCTACTGTGTCTATTAAGAATGGTGTAGCTTCAGCAGTCAGAGATTGTAAACAAAATTTTGAATACTTAAATAGTTTTGACAATATTGTTATTTGTTTTGATAGCGATAGTATTGGTAGAGAAACTGCTAATAAAGTATCAGAAATATTTCCACCTAATAAATGTAAGATAGTTAATCTTGAATTGAAAGATGCTAATGAATATTTAAAGGCAGGTAAACGTGAGCAGTTTACTCGCACATGGTGGGATGCTAAACCTTATACACCTGCAGGTATTGTAACATATG